TCTTTCCAATAACCTGATCCGATTCCTTGATTAATGACATTAGCTATACCTGTGATGCCATAAGGGTTAGCATTATTGACAAGTTCTAGATTATCTCCCGGTTGATATCCAAATCCAGAATCTATAACCTGAAGTTGGTTAGCAATGCCCACCCCTATTTGAACATTAGCTGCAAATGCAGCATTGAACCCCATTGGAGCCGAAGCCGTATTAGCGAAGGCCGCTTGTACGATAGCGGATCCACCTGACGATCCGCTTATAGCAGTGTTCATCTGAAAAGATTCATTAAATGTAGAACGTTTCAATTCGATTGTAGTAGGGTTGATTATGTTAACAATTCTACCTTTTGCTATATTATAAGTGTATACCCCAGACACACCTTGAATATTTGCTGTAGCTTTTGATATCATCCCGACAATATTAGCAGATGCGATGAAATTGCCATTAATATTAGATACTGTCACAGATGTACTATTAATGGCTTGAATTGTCCCGTATGAATTAGCCGACCCATTACTTTGTGTCACACCTTCACCATTAACAAGCGCCCCCACATTAGCCGAGTAGGTTAAAACTTCATTTGGAGTTGCGTATGTTTGGGTGATTAAATCATTTTTAGCAAATATACCTGCAACATTACCTAAAGTTAAAATAATATTTTGACGGTTATATGCTGCTACAAAATTATTACGAACTGCTACAAATGGAGTTGCATTGTAATTTTGTCCCGGATTTATATATCCAAGAGATGAAATAGTACCTATAGTGTAATTTCCATATCCTAAGAAATCACTCATTGGTGAATATGGACCATCTCCCGGATTTTTAGGAAATCCGTACTGATCGATATTATAATAATATGTGGAAGTAACAACATTTGCTAGAGCATTACCAACCATATAGGCAGTGGTTGAATTGGATACGTTATTTATCGTTCCAATAAAATTATTTGTAGAAGTGTAGACGCCAGAACCTGTTATAAATTGATTAAGAAGGTTTGCCCCTCCTCCCGCCACAATTTTATTACTGGCCGAATTGCATATGATAGATCCGTTTCCTAATAACAATCCTGTATTGGCATTAGAACCACATAGTATCATATTAACCCATGGTTCACCATTCACATTATTGCCAGAAAGAAGGTCTGTGAAGAGGAAAACGCTTTCGGTGTCAGTGAGAGAGCCAATTGTGAAACCTGCCCCATATCCGGTCGCTATAGAGTTAACCACAGCAGATTGAACTACTGTGGTATTTGCTAATGATGGATAGTTATAAATTGCAGCATTTGCATAGAAAGTGCCTACTTCTGAGTGAAGTCCTAATGCAGTGGAATTAGATCCTGTAACAAATCCGGTAGCAGAGGTATTTGATATGGTAAATCCAGAAAATAAAACTGAATTAGAGGTTGTTCCTACAGATACCACTTGCGAAAATGAACCATTCGTAACTGAGATTATGGCTGTTTTTATTGATGGATTATAAGATACAACTTTTCCTGATGCTATAACAGCATTAGAAGAATTATATCCATACACGGCCTGCATCTGTAAAACATCAGCATTTGGAATCGAAGGAGAGGAAACTGTATATACAAGTGAATTTAGGGGTTGACACACATAGGAGAATGGTGTATAATTAATTGTTGTTTGAGATCTTTGAAGATCATATATGATAGTATTAGAAACAAATACTTGGGAAGCTGAATTTGTATATCCAGATCCACCGTCTTCCAATGTGAAGGAAACTCTTCCTGTACCATTAGTGACAGAAACAACTTTAGCTGAGCCTTTCCAACCTGTTGAAGAAGAAACAATTTCAAAAAGATCTCCCGGACTGTTATTAGCTCCGCCATCTGTAATGGTTATATCTGTTAATGATCCTGAAATGATCGGAGCATTTGCAAGATTTCCGTCATCAGTGATGGATTCTCCGTATATAAAATAACCTTTTACGGAACTGATATTGATAACATCTATAATTCGTTGATTCACAACCGTGGTATGTACTGATTCCACAAATGCAGTGGCACCAGAAATTGATCCTGTTATCTGATTACCTTTAAATGAAATATTTCTTGTATTATGTTCAGTTTCTAGATAGACGGGTATAGTCCATACACCATCAGACGCCCTTAGTATATCGACTCCGGGATTATATATTGTGATATCGTCATCGAATAATAATCTAAAAAGAAGTTGCATTCCCTGATTACTACCTTTAGCAGTATAGAAATCCTTAATCTTTTTAGCCATCAACTTTTGGTTGGTTGCAGTTATAGACGGGAAATTTACCAAAAACTCATTTTTAAAATTTAACACGAATTGATCGATTGTGGAATCGATATCCATATAATTTAGTAAGTTTTTAGATGCATTTACAGCATATCCCTGCTGTTCCATGAACTCATAATAAGCACGGATAAATGCAATAAGATTAGGACCATCAGTTTCATAAAATTCAGGAAACTGATGGGCAACTGTTGTAGAAATAATCTGATCTAGATTAGTCACCCTCTAACTCCGGTCACATTAACTGTAGTATTTGTTGGATCTATTTCAATTATAGTATTTTGAGATACTTGAATATCATAGTTGACTGTATTTGCAAATATCGCTATACCTTCTCCATTGAATGCAGTTACATCTAAATTTGTAATATCTATTTCGCCAGTAGAATAATTAATTGTTCCAGTTTTAGCAATTGTTGAAACTGTATTTCCACTTGTTGATATTATTTCAATATTACCGTTAGCATCATCTTGTAATGAGCATTGAAGCCCATCGTATGTGAATGATGAAGACGTGATTGAATTTGGAGTTAATGCATTTTGATAACGAAGTGCTGCCGAGTAATTTGTATTAGTTGTAGGGCTGATAATTTTAAAAATTCTAATATCTGTTTCTGAGCTTAGAATTGACGTATCTGTATTATCAATAGTTGCGGCAAGTTTACTGTACCTGAATAAGGTATCAAAATTTATTAAATTGTTAGAATTATATGATGATATCGATGATAAAACTTTTCCTTGGATATCTGATGCAGCCAATGATGATTTATTTAAATCATATGTGATATTAGTTGTAATAGCTAAAAACGTATAGTCTGGGGCTATCACCATAGGTTGAATAACAAATGTTTTAGTAGATATAAAGCTCTGGATCTTACTCATTTCTAGCTGAGATAATCCTACAGCATTATTAACATCAACAGCTATGAAAACCTTACCATATTGAGGGGGAGAAACAGATTCGCCTCCATACACATTTATTGCACGAATTTCTGGAAATTGGCTATATAGAATATTTTTATAGTCATCAGTTGTAACAGCACGTTCCAAGGTCTGATAACTTCTAGGAGCATTAAATTGTATCGATGAGTTACTTTCTGGTTGACTTCCTCCTGATGCTGGTATAGGATTGCCATTAGCATCATTAGATGTGCTTACGATAAAAGTTCCATATCCGCCTAACGAGGATGCAGCCGTGAAATTAGTTATTCCATTTGGAGCATCCATATTACAGGCACGATAATTTGCAGTTATGGTAGACCCGTTTGGAGGATAAATTCCTGCTACCCCATCACCAAACATGATTTCATAATTATCTCCTGTGGCTTGCATGAACCAAGCCTGAGTTGTAGTGGATACATTTAGAAGGCTATCAAAATAATTCCAAGGTTGGGAATTTCCGAAAGCATCTGTGACCGAAACGGTTAAAGATGTTGTGTCTATATTTGGATTAGACAATATGAATCTTTGATTAGTTAGGGTGGTGTCAACCGTAAAAGTTTCTGTTATCAAAACCCCCTCAAAAATAGGAACGGTTGTGACGGAATAATTTCCATTATTAGGATTGATAATAGTAGTCTGACCAGTTAAAAATGTGTACATATTATTACCATTAGACCCTTGAAAAGGTGTTCCGCTAGGAATGGTAACAAATGCTGGATTGCCAGTTGGGTACATTGTTATATCGATATACGCTTCAGATGAACGAGCTGAACGAGGTATATAATTTAATTCTTTAGCGTGAGATACAATGGATTCACGCATAACGGCAGTATCAATGAACATTTCATTGATAGCCATATTTGTGTAAAAAGAATTCATATAGGTATTATACGCAAGTAAATCTATAATAGTTCGAAGATTTGAGCCTTCAAAATTATAATCTTTGAATTGAGGATAATTTTGTAAGAAATTTACAAGATTTTGTTGAATTCCTGTGAAGTCAAGATTACTGACTGCCAGCGTATTATTAGCTACCATTACTTATCTTACCCTCGTTAATGTTGTCGATACTGTTATAGGCGTTATACTATTTATGATCGAAAAAGTTACGCTAATATCTAAACTATTTTGATCTGGATATCCGTTTATTAGAACGTCAATAAGGTTAGCTCTAGGTTCAAAATTTTCTATTGCAAATGTAATTTCATTCTTAAGTTCGGCTTCTGTTATTGGGGTATAATTTTCAAAAAGGTAATGGCGAATGTTTGCACCAAAATAAGGTGCATATGGAACCTCATAATTATTAGTTTTTAATATCTTCTTTATAGAATTTATGACAGATTGTTCATTCGTTACTGAAATGAGATCTTTCGTTAAAGGATTTATCCTAAAATCTGATAAAAAGTCTGAATAAACAGTTTGTTGTTGTGTTGGTGTCTGGATTGTCATCTTTTACCTTAACTCCTTTTTTGATATTTAGGTAAAAAATAGTTGACAATGGGTTCCCAACTCGTTATAACCCATTTCACTGATTATGGAGATTTAAAATATGTTTAAAAAGTTTATTATGTTGGCCGCTGTGGCGTCTATGGCAATTTCTCCTGTTTATGCCAAAGGCGGTGGTGGAGGAGGCGGTCATTCGTCTTTCTCTAGTTCTAGCTCGTCTCGATCTTATTCATTTTCTCGACCATCTTATTCGTATAAGGCAGCTACGCCTTCTCGCACATCTCGAATGATGAGGATGGTGCGTAATCGCCAACAGACTCAAAGTATGGGAATGGGAACAGGTTATGTTGCTCGTAATATGAATAATGGCAATTCGTATTACGATAACGGAAATAACCAACAGCCTAATATTGATCCTAATGCAGGATATGTTCAACAACCACAATCAAATGCATCTCAAGGGATTTCTGGTGTAATTGTATTTATTTTGGTATTGATGGCTGTAGCTCTAGCCGTAATTGGAACGATAGTTTTGATGAGGAAGCGTTAATATGGTTAATGTTTTAATATATCTTATTGGAGTAGGTCTTACATGTTGGATTTTATGTGGGATGGAAATCGAACTTTCCAAAGATAGGAAAGTCAATACAGAACTTATCATGGCATGTATTGTGCTATGGCCACTAGCATGGATTAAATTTTCTGTTCATATCCTTAAATGGATTTATAGAAGTATTCTACTAATTATTAAATATTAAGGATTATTATGACATATTATATTCGTAATGGAAACA